CAGATATCTGAGTGAACTTACTAGCTCCGTCTGCATGTTGTTCGTCAACTATAATATAATCAACTGAAATTATGTCTCCGTCCAATAGTTGAGCTCCTAAAGTACCGTCACCAAAATATATTTCAATAAATCCTTCTTCATTTTCTTGGGTGTAATAAACTTTAGAGGTTGTATCTATTGTTGATACATCAGTAGATAACACATAAACAGAAGAGACACCACCTGAGTTAACTGTCACTGTCATTCGAGTTTTATCTACTCTTGCATTTGATAAAACGAACTTAGGGTTTGCAAGTTGTGAATCAAAAACATATTGGTCTTGGGCAAAAGTTCCCTGTACTAAATCTAGATTTGAATATGTAAAGGTTGTACCGTCTACTGTAGGTGTATATGTTGTTGCAGTGACAAACTCATAGTTAGAACCCTCATATGTTGTTCTGAATATTGTACCTCTAGGCATAATCATTGAAGTTAATGAAGGTACAAGTCCGTCTCCACCTCTAACATTTCTCAATGTCATGGTTGCCACTGCCGTGGAAGCTTTCTCTGAGGAAGGTGTGAATCCTAAATCTTTTGCACGAGAAACCACATTCTTTCTAATTTGTGCAGAGTCTAAAAATAATTCAGAAGCTGCAATGTTTGTATTGATTGCACCGATATGAGATGCATATGCTAGTAGGTCAACCAAAACTGATAAGGTTGAACCCTCGAAGTTATAGTCTTTGAATATAGTTTGACCTTTGAGATAATTTTTTAAATTATCAGAAATGTTATCAAAATCTAAATCCGTGACATTTAATTGTGAACTTTTTACTGCCATTATCGTGTCCTATTTACTATGAATTGGAGTGCTTGATTACTTACTCCATTTTTTATATTATAAAAGACTGTGACATCTAGATTGTTTCCATTAAACTCAAACTCACATCGTACATTTGTCACTCTAGGTTCAAAATTTACTATTTGTTCTGCCAACTGTGCCTTTGCTCTCCTCACTTTTCTGTCGGTATCTAATTCAAATAAAAGAGACCTTACATTACCACCGAAGCCAGGCTTAAATGGTCTTTCATATTGATTTGTTTCAACTATATTTCTTACTGCTCTACGAACTGCATCTGTATCAGACTTGGTTGCAACATCTCCTGTGATAGGGTGTGCTGTGAAGAATAAATCAAGGTCTTTATATGCTTCCTTGATTGCAACATTCTTTCCTTTATTTACTACATAGTCGACCATAATACTATTTATACAACTTACTTAGGTTTCTCCGAAGTCTTTGTAGAAGTTCCTGACTTAACTAACTTAACTTGGTGTGTATGTGTTGCAAGTGTTGGTGCATTTCCAGCGTCAGTTGAAATATCTCCTTTTGCATGAATTGTTGAATCATTTGTTTGAGCTCCAGTCACATGTAATGTTCCTGTGACTGTAGTGTTTGATATAATCTCTGTTGTATTATTACCTGTAATAGTTATTTTACCTTCTGATAATACATCTGTTGTTCCTTTCAATATGTCTGCTTTGAGATTCCCTTCTGTAATCTCAGAAGTCACATTACCCTTCATTACTTTCATATCAACATTACCAGTATTCACTGTTATATTTACATTCCCATGTCCAACCTGTAAATCTGTATTACCAGCTATATAAACTTTGTCGTCTTTTAGAATTGCAGTATAGTTATTGTTTACAATTCGTGTGACTTCTGAACCGTCTGCATGTATCTCATGAAATGTTCCTGACCTATGGTGAACATTGATTCTTTCTTTACCTAGTGTATCGTCTATTTCAAATACATGTCCTGATTCTGACTGGTGAACTTTATTATAAGGATATACTGGTGCAGAATCCACATCTACAAAGTCTGATAAAATTTGTTGTGTTTGTGGGTGAAGTATATCACCTTTTATTTTATGGTCTAATACTGAACCCCTTGCATATGCAGAGTAATCTGAGTCGTCTGTATACAAAGGATAGTAAGGCAACATATCCTTTGTTAACTCTAACTCTTCTATCGTAGAACCTGTATTATCGTAATTAATTTTTAATTCTTTTGGAAACTTTGGTGCAGTATCCATTGCAGTAGTAAGACCCCAACCTCTTCTTGAATCCTGTATCGGATTTGGTTCTTCTGAACCACCTTTGTAATCGTCAACGGTCAATGCCCTTGGGTCGTTGAATCCTTTCTCTATGTCTCTTGTTATGAGGTCGTCTGTTATGGATTCTTTATATCCAGCTTGTGGAATACCAGCTGCACTTCCTAAAATTATTGGGTCTTGTTTTGCATGGTCTCTAAAATATCCAAATACCGTAGACCCTTCTACGAGTCCGTGACCTGTACCTAATCCTGATAGAGCTGCAGAAGTTGTTGGAAGGATAACTTGACACCATGGTAAGTCTGCAGTTGCAATCAAAGTTTTTTCGTCTGTATGAATCCCGTGTATACGCACGCGTACACGACCCACCTTTAATGGGTCTTGTCGGTCTTCAACTATTCCGTAAAAATATTCCATGTATTTTGTATCCATATAAACAACATAGGAAATCCAACCCATGCTAATAATGATAAACTAAAAAATATAAGTGCGTCCATTATACTTGTTCTGCCTCCGAAACTTCATCTAGTGGTTTTGCAGTCTCAATCTTTTGTGCATAACTTTCTTTTACACACTCTAAAACACATGTTCCTGTTTTCGAGACTGTATCACCCTCTACTGCTAAATCTGTTATAAGATATCTATCGTCATTTACTTTATCTGCTTTATCACCTTCACCCATAGTTTCAGGTGTAGTCATAACAAACTTTATTATCATACCTACAGATATATCTGTTCTTAGTGGAATAGTGACTTGAATTCTATGTTGTTGTAAAATATCTAAGAGAGCTCTTCTTTCTAAGACACCACTATCATTTAGTTTTCTTGATTCAAATACTTCGGGGTCTGATAAACTTGTTGCATTATCAAATGAATGTTGATTGTGATAATCGTTTATTATTACTCCACCAAATTCTTTAGTTGGTTGTATATCTATATCTGTTTCACTAACCTCGGGAGAGGTTGTTATTTCAGTGACTTCTCCAGCTGTCAGAACTCTTTCTAAATCGTCAACATATAACATAGGGTGACCTGATACATGGTTCCCTTTCTTCATTGAAGATTCTAAGTCATAGATATTTTCTTCTTCTAATTTCCTAATTGGGTCGTACACCTTTAATGTAGATGCGTATGCGCCACCGACAGTTCCTTGTAATGTGTCGAACATTTGAGGTTTTTTGTACACGAGTATTGCAGAGTTTAGTCCTAAAGGTGCATTTAAATTTTCGTCTTCTGTCTCTGATGTATTTCTAGGTATGTTAGAAAATGGGATTGGAAACTCTTGAGTACACATATTATCAAAACTTTGGAATCTAAATCCTCCGTTTAGTGTCTGATAAAAGAACATGTCATTTTTATATGCATGGCTTTCACTCACCTGAGAATTGTTAACTATGTAATCAGTTAATTGTGCAACACTCCAGTTAGGACAAATCAATTGTTTATTATCAGGTTTAGTCTGTTCCCATGCGTCAAATTCTTCCACTTTAAACTTACCAACATCAATCAATGCATTTTGTAATATTTGGTCGTATCGTCCTCTGAGTGTTTGACTAATTTTTTTCCTTCTTGCATAAAACATTCTAGGGTCACAAATTCTCAGTACATAAGATTGAGTGACTTCATTTACTCTGATAACATTATCTAGTTTGTAAATTCTAAATGTTTTATCAATTGAAAAATCTTCCTCAGCTTCTTCGTCATTCCCTTCTTTTTGTTTGATTGAAATACGAAGATACTCTTGACCAGTTAATCTAAAGTTCTTAGGTAAATTGAGACCGTCTGCAACTGATACCTCACCAGTGACAAACTTATTGAATATGGATTCGTACAATTTGAATCCCATTACCATATTGGTAATCTCTAAAGATTCGTTATATTGATTTATTAAGGTGAATGCTTCTACAACGAACTCACCCACTGCATAATTTTGACTCATGATTTCATTACTTTCTCAAACTGTGATACGATTCTTCCAATCATATTAGGTCTGATAATTTTTATTTTTCTTTTCTCTTCGTTCTTTTCAAATTCGTCTTCGTAAATAGTTTTTGCAGTTGCACCACTAACGAAGTGTGTACTTTTAACTCCGTCCTTTTCATAATAAGCAACACCGTCTTTCATGTCTATTATAGAAGCTGGTGTGACTGACTTACTAGAAGAGGAACCTGTACTTAACACTGGGTTAACAAATCCTTTCTCTACATCAACACCTATCCTACAAAATGTAGGGTCTACATCTATTATTACACCTTTTGAATCTGCACCCGTGATTGTTTCTCCTATGAGGAACTTACTTGTTGCTGATACAATGTCTGTACTAGAATCACAGACAAAATACTTTCCTCCATATCTTTTAGTTATGTGGTTTTCAAAATCTCTAGAACTTTTAAACCAATCATAATAGTTTTCAAATTCATTTACTAAAAAGAATACCCAATGTAAATCAGGGTCACCATAAAGTTTACTTGCAACAATATCAGGTCTATCGCCTTCTGTTAACTCGTAAAATGTATAATCAATTATAGCTTCCTGTGCAGCTGGTTCTATAGAAGATTTACGAAAGAAATCTTTGATAGTGACAATCTTACCACTATCAAGTTTATATTGTATTTCGGGAAAGTTCTTAAAAAATTCTTGAGCCATATTCTATCCTATGTTTTTGGAGACTTTGGTTCTTTAGGTGTTGCAGTTGCAGTTTGTTCACCTTCTAGTATACTTGCAGAACCAGTAGTATCTGTTAGATTACCCCATTCACCTATAGTTGGTACAACAATTTCTGATGCAACCCTAGATGCATATACTTCTTGAGACATAAGTTTAATTTCTTTGAAACTTAATGATAGTGTTTTAGAACCTGACCATTGCACATCTGTGTTTTGTGTAATAAGATAGTCGTCATCGTCTATCTGTCCAGCAGTCACATCTTCACATACCATAGGTAAAAATCTCTCTACTTGTTTTGCAAGTGGGCCTTCAATGTATACATCAAAAATATTGGGATAGTTAAAGAAGTTTTCAGAAGGTGAAAACTCTGAGTCACCCCATTCTAAATCTGCACCCTCATAGTTTGCAAAAGTATCAGGTAAGGTTGCAACCTTAAATGCAGCTATAATCTGTTCTATCATGAAAGCTTCTTCGGGACTTCTTGGCATGAGTGTCCATGAGAAAGAATGACTTCTAAAACCAATACCTTTGAAAGTTTGTTCTTCCATAGGGTTCTTTGCCTGACCAGCTCTAAGGTTTCCGATACCTCCACCCATATTACCCATTGCATCTGAGATAAATCCTTTCACTGCATTGATTGTCTCTTCAATCATACCACCAGCATTCTTTCCACCCATCATACCTCTTGCAAATGCACCTATTTCTGTAGTTTCATATTCTGCTTTTGCCTCTGCATCGAATCCACCTTGAGGTATAGGTAATCTGATAGATACTCTTTTTTCATTTAAGAGATTTCCACCCTTTCTTGACTTTCTTGGTCTTGTTTCAAACACTATGTGATTATCGTAATCAGAATCTATTGGATAGTCTAAATCAATGTATCCAGCTTTTGGTTTTTTTGCTTTTTTCTTTGCACTATTCTTTGCAGATAGTCCTTTTTGAAGAGTTTGTCTTCTATTCTCTAAGTCTTGTCTTGCTTTCTCTGCTTGTTCTTGGAGTTTGTCTACTTCTTCGGTGTTGATTCCACCTTTATAACCTATACTTGCAATCTGAGCTTTGATTCCTTTTGCTGACTTGATTGCTTGAGAGGCTTGGTTTACTTTGTTTAATAATTTGTTGATGTTTGGCATATAAATATTCCTAACTAAAGGTCTTTTATTCTATTTATGTCATACAGCGGTAAGTTCAAACCAAAGAATTACAAAAAATATAAGGGTGACCCAACAAAGATATATTATAGGTCTCTTTGGGAACGAAGATTCATGGTATACTGTGATAACAACCCGAATATTATTGAATGGGGAAGTGAAGAAGTCATAATTCCTTATCGTTCACCCGTGGATAGAAAAGTACACCGTTATTTTCCCGACTTTTATATCAAATATCGTAATTCAAAGGGTGATGTACTAAGAGAAATCATAGAAGTTAAACCTAAGAAACAATGTTTCCCTCCAAAAGAACCAAAACGAAAGACAAGAAAATATAAACAACAAGTTTTGACCTATATAATCAACCAAGCAAAGTTCAAAGCTGCTGGTGAATACTGTGAAGACAGAAAAATGGGTTTTCGAATTCTTACCGAAGACCATTTAGTCCCAAAAAAAGGAAAAAAATGAGTAAATTATTTGTATTTGACTTGGACGGAGTTCTAATTGACTCTTTACCCAACATGGAAGCTGCATGGACAGCTGTCAAAGTAAAACACGAAGTAAAAAATCCGTTTTCAGACTATAAAGAACAAATAGGAAAACCATTTCCTGAGATAATGAGAGCTCTTGGTCTTGAAAAACAACATTTAGAGATATACGAAACATACAAAACATATTCTAGAATGTGTTTGGACAAGATTCCGTTGTATGACGGAGTATATGAAACCCTAGAAGAACTAAAAAGTCAAGGAAACAAGATTGCAATGTGTACTTCAAAGGCTAGAGATACGGTAAGTCTCTTAGAACATAAATTACCGACTTTTGATTATATCTGTTGTCCTACAAATGGACTGAGAGGTAAACCAGCTCCTGACCAATTACTACATGTCATGTCTGTATGTAATGTTGACCCAAAAGACACAGTCTATGTGGGTGATATGATTTACGACTATGAGTGTGCTGAAAGAGCAGGAGTACATTTTGAATATGCAACATGGGGATTTGGAGACCTAACATGCGAACACTCGCTAAATTCGATAACGAATCTGATTTAACTGTCGGACTGATACCAGCTCGTTGGGGTTCTACCCGTTTCGAGGGTAAACCACTTGTAGACATATCGGGTATACCTATGATTAAACGGGTATACGATAGAGCTTGCATGGCAAAGTATCTTGATACAGTTGTGGTTCTAACAGACGATTCAAGGATATCTAACTATTGTTCAAAACATGAAATGAGGTGCATAGTTATTGAAGACGAATGTGCAACTGGTACAGACCGTTGTGCAAAAGCTTTAGATTTAATAGACGGTAATGTCTTTGTAAATATTCAAGGAGACGAACCTTTGATAAATCCTGAAGCAATCGATAAACTAATTCTATCCTTCTCACCAAATGGTATTTCAAATGCATATGTTAGAATAGACCAAGATTACAAGAGTAGTGATGTAAATGTTGTAAAGGTTGCATTTGACAAATACAAATTTGCAACTCATTTCTCTAGATTACCTATCTCTGATTATCAACAATTAGGACTATATGCATTTAGTAGAGATATGTTATCAATCTTCCCTACACTCCCTGTTGGTGAATTTGAACAACAAGAAAATGTTGAAATGTTGAGATATGTTGAGAATGGTTTTAAATTAAAAATGGTTGAAGTAGATGATGACGGTTTATCCGTAGATACTCCAAACGACTTGAAGCTGGTTGAGTTGAAGATAGGAGGATACCACTAATGCCAGATATGTATAATGTAATCAGAGACGGGATAATAGAAAACGAAGATAGATTAAAAGAAGATTTTGAAAGAATTGCAAAGGTAGGACACCCAAAAATTGTGTCCTTTAATGAAGCTGACGAACAATTCATAATTAGTAATCAAGGTTCTTGGAGAAATACAGGGTGTTCTATATTAGAATCATATGGGTGGGCATGGTTAGATAGAGCCTGGCAAACTTCTGATATGCCAGAACTTGAAGACACTCATGCAAAATGGAATGAATGGAATTCAATCCCTGATAATAATACCTTTTTCCATGCATGTAAAATACAATGGTTAGTGCATTGTATACAAACAGAAGGATTATATTCCGTACCTCAAGCAATACTAAAAACAAGTAAATGGTATACTCACCCAGGCCAGTTTCGTGTACATGCAATAGAATATACTGAATGTAATGAAGATTTTATAGTATGGGATATAAACGAAAGACTTACGCAACCTGAAATTAATTTTGACCAGTGGTGGGAGTTATACAACCATTATACAGACAAATCAGTTTTTGTTGTACCATTTGAAGACAAGTTAGAGGTTCATGTTGGTGAAGAAAGAGAAGAGTTGTATCACAAATGTTTAGAATCTTACAATGTATTTAAGGGTAAAAAACCGATTCTCGAAGGTACATGTGATGAAAAACTATCTGATTTATTCGAACATGGTACATACGAGGGACACGGGATAGGTATCGTAGGTGATTTTAAGTTTAAAGACTTGAAACATATGATGTCATTTGATTCTTCAAAACAATCTATTGAAAAAAATAATTTCGTTTTATATAACAATTATCATAAATAATAGACATGGCTAGTCTATTTCAAGAAATACTCGATAGGAAACCCGAAGAGATAAAAGCAACAACTCAAGAATCACTTGAGTGGTTTCAGAGTAATATAAGAGATATTAGACGAACCCCTGAGTCTCTTATGAAAGAGTCACAGAGTTTTGTATCTAGATTCGATTTAGGTCACATGTATATGTACATGTATATGCCTGAGACAAGAGCAAAGTTGAAATACTATGATATATTTCCACTTACTGTTGTCATAAAGAAGTATCCTGATGGATTCTTAGGATTTAATTTACATTACATTGCACCAAGATATAGAGTGCAACTTATGACTTTCTTATATGAGGTACAAGAAACTTCTCAGGATTCTGAGAATAGTACATTAAACTATACTTACTTTAGGGTTAGATATCCTGATGTTAAGAGTATAAGTAGACTTAGGTGGGCAAGACCATGTTTAAAAAGATACTACTATCGAAATGTAAATAGTAGGATAGTAGAAGTACAACCCGAACATATGGACTTTGTGACATTACTACCCTCACAAAGATTTAGAACAGGAGTAAACTTTAACAAATTTAGTGCGTTAGATGTTTACAGAGATAGTCAGAAGGTACACGGATAATGGCAGAGTCAACAGTAAGAGACGGAGATAAAGGAATCGATTTAC